ACGCGGACAAGCAGGCGGCCACGCTGAACACCCTGTTTGGACAGTGGGCCATCAAGGGTGCGGCCAAGCTGACCGGCAACATCGACACGTTCATAGACGCGCTGGAAATGGTCAATGACCCGTCGCTCTACACAGGGAGCATGGAGCGGGAATTTATCATCAAGGCCAGCACCAGCGAGGCCGTGGACACCATGATGGCAAATGCGTTCCAGGCTTTGAAAATCGACGTCGGCACCGCGTTCCTTCCGGCCAAAAAGGAAATGAGCGTGGCGCTGATCGACTTTATCAACCAGCTGCGGGATATGCCGGAGCTGGGAGAGGTCGCCCAAACGCTGGCCCAGCTATTCAGCCAGGGGGTGACCTGGGCCGGGGACGCGCTGCAAGAGGCGCTACCCATCATCCAAGAGGCGCTGAACTACCTGCTGAACAACGGGCCGGAGGTAATCGGCATCCTGAAAAGCATGGTGGTGGCCTTTACGGCCATGAAGTTTGCGCCGGGTATCACCAATCTACTGAGCGGCGCGGGAAGTCTGCTGCTGGGGACAAAGACCGGGACCGGCAGCGGGGCCACCCGCACCGGCGGCCTGACCGGCACGATCTCCAGCCTGTTCACAGGCGGGCAGAGCGCGGCCAGCGCGGCGGGCGGTCTGCTGTCCGCCTTTAGCGGGGCGGCCAGCGGAAACGGCTTCCTACGCACTTTGAGCGCCACGGCGTCCAGCCTGCTATCGGGCAACGGGGTCCAGGGGACCACGGGATTGCTGACGACGGCGGCGGCAACGCCGGGACTTCTCAGCGGGTTCCAGGGCGTCGGCAGCACCATAGCAAATGCCATCACAGGCAGCAGAGCAGGACAGTACACCAGCGGCGTCCTCTCCTCTCTGGGCGGCCTGGGGTCCTCCATCGGCACAGCGGCCAGCGGGGCCATTACAGCCCTGGGGAACACGAAGCTGGGCAGCACCATCGGCGGCGTGGTAGGAAACGCCATCACGGGGTTAAAGACCAACGCTGCCGGACTGGGGGCGTCGGCCATCATCAACGGCTCCGCACTCATGAGCAAGGTTTCCAATTCCGGCGTCGGAAAGGCCGTGAGCGGCATCGGCGCTTTGGGAAGCGCGGCCATCGGCAAGGTGTCCGGCGTGGCCGGAACGATAGCCAACAGCGGCGTGGTAAGCTCCATCGGGAATATCGCAGGCTCCGGCCTGGGGGTCCTGGGGAGCGTGTGGGGGCCGATAGCCTCCGGCTTCGGCGGGCTACTCTCCGGGGCGCTGCCTATCGTGGGGGTGATCTCCGCCATTATCGCGGCGGTGAGCATCCTGGGCGACCACCTGGAGGATATCCGGGGCATCATCGGCAACGTGTTTGGAGACACGGGGCTGGCGGTGTTCGACACGTTCATGGAGAAAATCCAGGGCGTGGGCGACTTCATCATGGGGCTGTTCGCAGACGGAGGCGTGGCCGAGGCCCTGGCCCCCCTGCGGGACGCTATTACCGGGATGTTCGGAGACGACGCCGGGGCCGCGTTCGACGGCCTGACGCAGATTCTCCAGTCGGTCATGGGCGTGATCGGCCAGCTGGTGAGCTTTGCCACCGGCACGGTCAAGCCTATCATTCAAGAAATTTTCAGCTTCATCACCCAGACGGTGGTGCCGATCATCCTGCAAACCTTCACGTCGGCAGCGCCGTACATTTCCGGCATCGTTTCCGGCCTGGGGTCCGCCATTATGACGGTGGCCCAGATCATCGGAACGGCCATTCAAGTAGCCCTTCCCATCATCGAGGGCCTCATTACGGTCATTATGAGCGCGGTTAGCGTAGTCGGCCCGGCGGTGCTGGCAGGAATTTCAGTCGTGGCGCAGGGTATCGCGTCGGTGGTGGAATCCATTCAAACCATCTTCGGCGGCATCATCGAGTTTATCACCGGCGTGTTTACGGGCAACTGGCAGCAGGCGTGGCAGGGGATTCAAGATATCTTCGGCGGCATCTTCGACGGCCTGGTGGCCCTGGTGAAAACGCCGATGAACGCGGTGATCTCGCTTATCAACAAGGCCATTTCGGGAATCAACGGGCTGGGCCTGGATATCCCGGACTGGGTGCCGGTCATTGGCGGCAAGAAGTTCTCCATCAGCATACCGGAGATACCCATGCTGGCAAAGGGCGGCTTTACCAACGGGCCGAGTATCGCGGGCGAGGCCGGGACGGAGGCGGTGATCTCCTTCCAGAAAAACGCCCGTGCGCAGAACATTGAGACCTGGAAGCAGGCCGGGCGGCTGCTGGGCCTGGGGAACCAGGGAACGGAGCTGCTGGACCTCCCGGCGGGCGCCGGGAACGGCCAGGGCTTCACCGTCAACTTCTCGCCCACCATCCAAATCCAGGGCAACGCGGACCGGGACACCGTGGACGCGGCGCTGGTGGAATCGGAGCAGCGGTTTGAGGCGTGGATGGAGCAGAACTTTGAGCGGCTGTACGACCGCATGGCGCGGGAGCGGGGCCGCAGAGCATACGCCTGATAAGGGGGACAGAACATGGGAACTTATACCACCAAAAGCGGGGATATGTGGGATTCTATCGCCTACTCCCAACTGGGGAGTTCGTCCTACGCGGACGAGCTGATGGAGGCCAACACGCAGTATAAGGACCTGTTTCTGTTCCCCTCCGGCGTGGTGCTGACGCTGCCGGAGATCACCGTGACTGTCAGCAGCCAGCTTCCCCCGTGGAAGCGGAAGGGAGCGAACGGGTGAGCAGCAAGGACAAGGCCCGCAGGGCGTCGGTGGAGATCACCTTTGACGGCACGGATATCACCAGCAGCATCAAACCTTACCTCCTGTCGCTGACCTACACGGACAGCGAGGAGGACCAGTCGGACAGCCTGGAGATACAGTTACAGGACCGGGAAGGACTGTGGCTGGAAAGCTGGCTGGACAAGGCGGTAACTGCCACGGCGGCGGCAAAGCTCAGTATGAGCGCCACCATCACCCCGGAGAACTGGGGAGACAACGGGGCGCTGCCGTCCGGGACTTTTGAGGTGGACAGCGTGGAGGCGGACAGCCCGCCCTCCACCGTGAGCATCAAGGGGTCCTCCCTGGCCTACGGCTCGTCGATACGACAGACCAAGAAAACCAAGGCGTGGAAGAACTATTCCCTCAAAGGAATTGCAAACGAGATCGCGGGGAACGCTGGCCTAACCTGTATGTACGAAGCGGCCAGAAACCCCACCTATGACCGAAAAGAACAAACCAAAAAGAGCGACATTTCCTTTCTGTCCGACCTGTGCCACGACGAGGGTATCAGCCTGAAATGCACAGACGGGCAGTTAGTTTTATTCGACCAATCGGTATATGAGGCCCTGCCGCCGGTCATGACCATTCGGCGGAACAACGGGCGCATCCTGCCAGCGGCCCCGCAAGCCTACGGCGCGTACAGCAAGGCCAGCGATTGCGAGGCATACGAGAGCTATTCCCTGTCCACCGGCGCGGCGGAGACCCAGTACGGGTCCTGCCGGGTGAGCTATCAGGACAGCGCCACGGGCAAGTGCATTGAGGCCACCGCCACGGCGGAGGGGGACGACGGGGACAGCGACCAGTGTTTGGAGATCACGGCGCGGGTGTCCAGCGTGGGCGAGGCCAAGGCCCTGGCGGAAAAGCAGCTGCGGCTCCACAACAAGTTCAACCGCTCCGCCTCCTTCACTCTGCCGGGCAACACGCTTTTGGTGGCGGGGGTAACGGTAAAGCTGGAGGACTTCGGCGGCTGGAGCGGAAAGTACATGGTGAAGCAGGCCACCCACACCATCAGCGACAGCGGGTACAGTACCAAAATCGACCTGCGGAAGGTGCTGGGCGACGGCTCCGACAGTTCCGACAGCTCCAGCGAGAGCGCGGCGGAAACGGAGGAGACGGCCACGACAACATACACCGTGCAATCCGGGGACAGCCTGTGGGCTATCGCCAAGAAGTATTACGGCAGCGGGGCCATGTATACCAAAATCTATGAAGCAAACAAGGACCTGATCGGCGGCAATCCCAATCTGATCTACCCCGGCCAGCAGCTTGTTATCCCGTAAAGGAGGAACGGCACCATGTACGAAAAGGAGACCAGATACCAGGACGACAGCGCCGTACTGTCCACGATGGTGCGGGTAGGCAAGGTGACGGCGGTGGACAACACCAAACGCCTGGCCCAGGTATATTTCCAGGATATGAAACTGTCCTCTGGTTGGATTCCGGTACTTATCAATCGGGACTACATCCCGGACTACGATGTGCCGCAGCGGACGGAGTACGCGGGAGGCGGCAGCGGGGACGCGGCCTATGAGAGCCACGCACACGGCCTGACCATCAAGCCGTGGATGCCAAAGGTCAACGACCAGGTGCTATGCCTCTATGAGCCTATCCGGGATGGGCGCGGCTTTGTGCTGGGAGGTGTCCAGGCGTGGCAGTCTTAGGCTACATGGGAAAGAGCGCCAGCGACGGCATTGTGTTCACGGTATCGGACGCGCAAGTGCTGACGCTGGAGAACTTCGAGTGGAGCGGGTCGGCCCGCTATTCCGTCCACAACCGGCACAACTACCACGCGCTGACGGAGTACACGGGCATGGACCCGGATAAGATCACCTTCGATATGACCATGCTGGTGGAACACGGGGTAAACCCCATGGACCAGGTGACCAAGATATGGACCTACGAGCGGGAGGGTATCGCCCTGGCCCTGTGCATCGGTGAGAAGATTTACGGCAAATACCGCTGGAACATCACCAGCCACAGCATGAAAGCCAAGTACACGGACAAGCACGGCAACGTAGCGGGCGCGGTGGTGTCTGTGACGTTACAAGAATATTTAAGCAAATAACGGGGACCCCGCAAAAGCCCAGCGCAAGCGGGTTTTGTGGGGAGAGGACGAACACCGAAATGAGCGAGCTTTCGCCCTTCGGGTGGAAGCGAGGGATATGGAGGCTGTGAGGACGACATGAGTACATACAAGGTTTCCGCGTCGGACGACGCGGCGCTGGAGCTGGGCGCGGCGAACACGGTAAAGTCCGTGATGCAGAATATCAAAATCATCATCACCACCCGGAAAGGGACGGTCCCAACCTACCGAGACTTCGGCGTGGATATGGACTTTCTGGACCTGCCCTTGCCGGGGGCGGAGCAGCGGGCAAGGGTGGCAATCCGGGAGGCCGTGGAACAATGGGAGCCGAGGGCCACGGTAACGGGTATCACCTTTGGCCGGGACGGAGCCAGCGGCAGACTGATACCGACGGTGGAGGTGGAGATCAACGATGAGTAGGGCACAGTACGAATTTATTCCCATGGACCCGGACGAGATCGCCCAATGGCTGACAGAAGCGTATGAGAACCTGACGGGGGTAACGGTCCAGCCGGGTTCCCCGGAGCGGCTGTTTATCCAATGGGTGACGGCGGCGGTGCTGCATGAACGGGGCCTTGCCAACTGGGCGGCCAACCAAAACCTCCCCAGCCGGGCGGAGGGGGAAAACCTGGACGCCCTGGCGGAGCTGTTCTACACCAAGGCAAGGCCGGAGGCCACGGCGAGTACCTGCACCATGCGCTTCACCATTTCCGAGGCCCAGACCTTTGCGGTGCTTATTCCCGGCGGCACCCGCGTGACAGATACCAGCAGCACCATGGTGTGGGAGACGGTGGAGGATGTGTACGTCAAGGCCGGGGACACCTACGCCGACGTGAAAGCCAAATGCCAGACCGTGGGGGCATCCGGCAACGGGTATGTACCGGGGCAGATCAACACCCTGGTGGACCTGTTCGCCTATTACCTCTCCTGCGAAAACATCACGGAATCGGACGGCGGAGGAGACCGGGCCACCGACGAGGAATTTTACGAGCTGCTGCGGCTTTCTATGGACGGCTACTCCTGCGCCGGTTCGCGGGGCGGGTACATCTACTTCGCCAAGCAGGTGGACACGTCTATTGCTGACGTGGTGGCCGCCTCCCCTTCGCCGGGGGTGGTGAAACTGTATGTCCTGATGGACGACGGCACCATAGCCACCGAGGAAATGAAGCAAAAGGTCCTGGACGCCTGCAACGAGGACTTCACGCGGCCATTCACGGACTTTGTTTCCGTGGAGGACCCGGAGCAGGTGACGTACAACATCCGCCTGAAATACTACGTCCAATCGGACGCAGAGACGGACGGCGAGGCCCTGGCCCTGGCGGTGACGGAAAAGGTGGGCGAGTACACCGACTGGCAGAGTGCAAAGCTGGGGCGGGATATCAACCCGTCGCGGCTCATTTCCATGCTGATGGAAACGGGCATCAAACGGGTGGAACTGCAAGAGCCGTCCTTCGTTGACCTGAACGACGGGAGCGGGACAGAGGCCCCTCAGGTGGCGGTTTTAGGGACCGTGACCATTGAAAGCGGGGGCTACGAGGATGAATAGGGGCATCACGAAAGAAAACCTACTGTTCGTCCTCCCTTCCGCCCTGAAAGCGGATGAATCCACCGAGGCGCTGGGCGAGGCGGCGGCGGAGCTGCTGGCCGGGCGGGTGGACGAGATCGACCGGCTGCGGATCATCTCCAACATCGACGAGCTGCCAGCCGGGGCGCTGGCTATCCTGGCGCGGGATTTCAAAGTGGACTGGTGGGACCCCAACTACACCCTGGCCCAGAAGCGGCAGACGGTGAAGGACAGCTGGAAGGTCCACAAGACGCTGGGAACGCGGGGCGCCGTGGAAACGGCATTGAGGGCGGTGTTCCCTGGGGCACAGGTCAAGGAGTGGTTCCAGTACGGCGGAGAACCGTACTGCTTCCGGGTGGAGATACCGATACCGGAAGATGGCGTAACGGCCCAGCAGCAGCGCCGGATGTTGGAACGGATGCGGTATTACAAA